CGACAAGCTCAGGATCAAATGACTGCAATCGACAACGATCTTATGAAGGAGCAGCATAAGGGAATGCCTATCGACATCGATAGAAATTCTCGTACGACCTTCGGTGGCAAGAAAAGTTAAAATTTAAATTTTCAAACCAGCGAATAAATTAACCGTGACTGGAGGTCCGCAAGGACAGGTCACATAAGGAGAAACGACATGGCTAATGCGTCAACAACTGGTTTCGGATTGAAACCAATTAAAATGTACGGCAATGGTTATGGTCTGTCAAGCGACAACTGGATATGCTATAGTTGGTATTGCTACCACTTTAGATATCATTGGTTCACTAAACGGTGTTTTCTACACTGATGCTACTACATCAAAGCCGACGTTCCAAAATTACCTACAATCAGGTAATACAGCTTCTGATATTCAAGCGCTGGTTAATGATAATCCATTACAGATGTATGAAGTTAGAGCTGACAATACTGGAGCAGCGGCACAAGGAGATGTTGGAAAGGTAGCTGATATTGTTTATGCAGCTGGCTCAAGTCCGAATTATGTTTCGGGTGCGATGCTAGATGACAGCGATATTGCTGCTGGAGCTTCCAAGCAACTTAAAATTGTCGGTCTATCAAGAGATCCTGATAACAGAGACTTAACTGCCGCAGGTGTGGTATGGAGAGTTGTTATCAACGAATCTTTCTTCTTAGACGACTCAGGGATATAATAGGAGATAAATTATGGCTATATCACGTAATCAACTAGTTAAAGAACTAGAGCCAGGTTTAAATGCACTATTTGGCCTGGAATACAAACAGTATGAAAATCAGACATCTGAAATTTATACTACAGAGTCATCTGACAGAGCTTTCGAAGAGGAAGTAATGTTGTCAGGTTTCGCTTCTGCACAAGTAAAACCAGAAGGTTCAGGAGTATCATACGATAATGCTCAAGAAACTTTCACAGCTAGATACACTAACGAGACAATTGCTCTCGCTTTTGCTATCACTGAGGAAGCAATTGAGGATAACTTGTATGATAGACTGGCTTCTAGATATACTAAAGCTTTAGCAAGATCTATGGCTCAAACAAAACAAGTTAAAGCAGCGTCTCCATTAAATAATGGACAAACTGGAGGAACATTCAACTCTGGTGACGGTGTAACTTTGTTTAACACGTCTCACCCTACAATTGCTGGAACGTTTTCGAACACACTAGCAACTGCAGCTGACTTAAACGAAACATCTTTAGAGCAGTCTTTAATAGACATTGCAGCTCTTACAGATGAAAGAGGTTTAAAAATTGCTGCTAAAGGTATGAAGATGATCATCCCATCTGCACTACAATTCACAGCTGAAAGACTTATGGCTTCTGCTGGTAGAGTTGGAACTG